CGCGGCTGGTGCCCCTGCCGATCCGCCAGTCCATCCAGCGGGCGACGGTGTTCGCGGTGGCGTCGGCAAGGGAGTCGCCGTAGTGCATCGCGTTCTGCACCTCATCGGCGAAGTGGCGGCCGTGGCTGCTGTCGAGGAAGGCGCGCACCGCTTCGAGAGCGGCGCCGGTGGCGGCGTGGATGGCGGCGAAGGCGACCGGCCAGGCTTCGGCGGCGCTTCCGCCCATCGTGCCCCAGAAGCCCCAGGCGGTGTTCCGGGTGTCGAGGATCATGCTCAGCGTCGTCGCCCTCCGCTCCGCCCGCGTCATGGCCGCTTCTCCTGCCCGGCGGCGGCCCTGCCGGCTGCGTAGGCGGCGGCCAGCGCGTTGCGCAGCGCCCAGGCCGAAACCGTGTGGACGTCGAGATCGTCGGAGTAGCGCGTCTCCAGGGTCTCGAGGCCGTGGACGTAATGGCGGGCGATTTCGAGGAGCAGGGCGTCCGGCGCGTCGGTCATGATGGTCTTCGTCCTCCGTGGCAGGGGCCGATCCCCTGCGCGTGAGGGACCATTCGCGCTCTGAGGCGCCATGAGCCAAGCGCCATCTGCGCTTCGATGATTGCTATCTTCAGGGGGGTTCGATCACATCATGATCGCCGCGGCGCCGGGCCGGGTGGCCTCGCAGCGCGAGGTGGCGCGCCGGCTCGGCATCTCCCACACCGCGCTGCAGAAAGCCCAGCGCGCGGGGCGCATCGCGCCCGAGGCCGATGGCGGCTGGGACGTCGAGAAGGTCCGCGCCCGGCTGGCCGAGAGCAGCGATCCGACGCGCAAGACCGCCGCGTTCGTCGCGGATGCGCCGGCCGCGCGGCTGTCGTCTCCGTCGCCGGGATCTGGCGGGGGCACCGATCCGCTGCCGCGCGCCGCCCAGAATACCTTCCACGACGCCCGCACCGCCAACGAGGTACTCAAGGCGCAGGAGCGCCGGCTGAGGCTCGACGAGCGCCGAGGCAAGCTGGTGGACAAGGCCCGCGCCCTCATGCTGGTGCATCGCCTCGCCAAGGAGGAGCGCGACGCCATCCTCGCCTGGCCCGCCCGCGTCGCCGCCGAGATGGCCGCCGAGCTCGGTGTCGATGCGCACCGGTTGCAGACCATGATGGACCAGCGGCTGCGGGAGCATCTCGCGGCGCGGCACGACGTCCGCGTGCAGGTGTCGTGATGTCCGGCACGGCGCTGCTCGAAGAGCTTGGCCGCTTCGAGGGCGACGCCGAGCTCCTGCAGGCCTGGCGCGACGGCATGATGCCCGAGCCGCTGCTGCTGGTCTCGGAATGGGCCGACCGGCACCGGATCCTGGGCAGCCGGGACTCCGCCGAGCCAGGCCCCTATCGCACGGCGCGCACGCCGTATCTCAAGGCGGTGATGGACGCGCTCTCGCCGTCGCATCCGGCGCGGCGGGTGGTGTTCATGAAGGGCGCGCAGGTGGGGGCGACGACGGTCGGCAGCAACTGGATCGGCTACGTCATCCATCACGCGCCAGGCCCGATGCTGGCGGTGCAGCCGACGACGGAGCTGGCGAAACGCTTCTCCGAGCAGCGCATCGAGCCGCTGGTCGAGGAAACCCCGGCGATCCGCGAACGGGTCGCGCCGGCGAGGTCGCGCGACTCCGGCAACCGGCAGCTTTCCAAGGAGTTCCCTGGCGGCCAGCTGGTGATGACGGGCGCCAATAGCGCGGTCGGGCTGCGCTCCATGTCGGCGCGCTTCCTGTTCCTCGACGAGATCGACGCCTATCCGGGCGACGTCGAGGGCGAGGGCGATCCGATCGCTCTGGCCGAGGCGCGGGCACGCACCTTCGGCTGGCGGCGCAAGCTGTTCCTGGTCTCGACGCCCACCATCGCCGGGCTGTCGCGCATCGAGCGGGAGTTTCTGGCCACCGACCAGCGGCGCTACTTCGTGCCCTGCCCGCATTGCGCGGCGATGCAGTGGCTGCGCTTCGAGCGGCTGGTGTGGGAGGAGGACCGGCCCGAGACGGCGCGCTATCTCTGCGAGGCCTGCGAGCAGCCGATCGGCGAGCAGCACAAGGCGCGCATGCTGGCCGCAGGCGATTGGCGCCCGACCGCCGAGGCCGAGGACCCGCAGGCGATCGGCTTCCACATCTCGGCGCTCTACTCGCCGCCGGGCTGGCTGTCCTGGGCGGAGATCGCGCGGCTCTGGCTCAAGGCGCAGGGCGACGACCGGGCGATCAAGACCTTCAAGAACACGGTGCTCGGCGAGACCTGGCAGGAGGCGGGCGAGGCGCCGGACTGGCAGCGCCTTTACGATCGGCGCGAGCACTGGCCGGCGGGCATGGTGCCGGCGGGCGGGCTGCTGCTGACGGTCGGCGTGGACGTGCAGCGCGACCGGCTGGAGGCCAGCATCTGGGCCTGGGGGCGGGACCGGCAGTCCTGGCTCGTCGAGCACCGCGTGCTTTCGGGGAACCCCTTCGAGGGGGCGGTGTGGGAGGAGTTGCGGCTGCTGCTCGGCGAGACCTGGCGGCACGAGAGCGGCCATCGCCTGCCCATCGCCATGGCGGCGATCGACAGCGGTGATGGCATGACCACCGCCGAGGTCTATGCCTTCGTGCGGCGGGCCGGGGCGGGGCGCGCCATCGCCGTCAAGGGGCAGGACAGCCTGCGCGCGGCGGTCGGGCAGCCGGCCGCTACCGAGGTGCGGCGGAACGGGCGCAAGCTCGGCGGGCTGAAGGTCTGGCCGGTAGGGGCGTCCTTCCTCAAGGCTGAGACCTACGGGTGGTTGAAGCTCGACCGGCCCACGGAGGAGAGCGGCGATCCCTTCCCTCCGGGCTTCGTGCATCTGCCCGTACATGCCGCGGGCGAGGAGTTCTGCCGCCAGCTCTGCGCCGAGCAGCTGGTGGCGCGCGCCGACCGGCGGGGCTTCCGTCGGCTCGAATGGGTCAAGACGCGCGAGCGCAACGAGGCGCTGGACTGCCGCGTCTATGCCCGCGCCGCCGCCGCCGCGCTCGGCATGGACGGCTGGGGCGACGGCCGCTGGGCGCGGATGGCGGCCGCGCTGGCCATGCCGGCGGCGGAGCCTGCGACGCCCCCTGCGCATGCCGGGATGCCGGAGACGCCCAAGCCGGTCGCGCTGCGCCCGCCGTCCTGGTTTGCCCCGCGCGGCGGCTGGCTGCGCTGAGAGGATCATCATGGACCCTGACGTTCTGGCCTGGGCTCTGGCGCAGCCCACGTCGAGCCGCGCCGCGGCGCTGGCGGCTGCCTACACCGGCGGCACGACCCGCGTGAGCTTCGAGGGCCGCACGGTCGAGTATCGCAGCCTCGCCGAGATCGCGCAGGCGCTGGCGGCGCTGCGCGGCGCGGAGGTGCCGTCGGCGCGCCGCCCCGGTGTCACCCTCGCCGCCTTCTCCCGCGGGGGCTGCGCGTGATCGGCCGCGCGTTCCGCACGGCGCGGCGTACGCTCGCGGGCTGGATCGGCGGCCGCAGCTACGCCGCCGCCCAGGACCACCGCGCCTCCGCCTGGGCGCCCTCGGGCGGCAGCGCCACCGCCGAGGTCGGCATGGCCGCGGCCACCATCGCCCGCCGCGCCCGCGACGCCGTGCGCAACGATCCCTACGCCGCGCGCATCGTGGATCTCTGGACCGGCAACGCGGTCGGCGCCGGCATCACAACGCGCTGGCCGGATCAGCGTCATGCCGATGCATGGCGGCGCTGGGCCGAGAGCACCGCCTGCGATGCCGAGGGCCGGCTCGACCTCTATGGCCTGCAGGCGCTGGTCATGCGGGCTGCGGTCGAGAGCGGCGAGTGCTTCGTCCGCTTCCTGATGGTAACGCCCTCGCTGGCCAATCCGATCGGCCTGCGGCTGCAGGTGCTGGAGAGCGATCACCTCGACACCGCGCGGAACGGGATAGTGGACGGCGCGGCCACGATCCAGGGCATCGCCCTTGGTGAGGCCGGGGAGCCGATCGGCTACTGGCTGCACCGCGTCCACCCAGGCGCGGCGTGGATCCTCCCTGGCGCCACCTGGCAGAGCAGCGAGCGCATCCCCGCCAGCGACGTGCTGCACGTCTTCCGCAAGCGCCGCCCCGGCCAGTTGCGCGACGTATCCTGGCTGGCTCCGGTGCTGCTGCGGCTGCGCGACCTTGGCGACTACGAGGCGGCGCTGCTCATGAAGGCCAAGATCGAGGCATGCCTCGCCGCGGTGGTCAGCGAGGAGGGCGACGAGGCGCTGACCGGCGCCGCGGCCGGCCTGCTCCGCGACGCCCAGGGCCGGACGGTCGAGAGCTTCGAGCCCGGCATGATCCTCTATCGCCGCGGGATGGGCTCGGTAGAGGTGGTGAACCCCTCCGGCGGCGGATCACACGCCGCCTTCGCCCGCCGGGCGCTCGAGGCCGCCGCGGTCGGCGCCGGCCTGACCTACGACCAGGTCTCCGGCGACCTCACCCAGGCGAACTACTCATCGCTCCGCGCCGGCAAGATCGAGTTCCGCCGCCTCTGCGAGCAGGTGCAGTACGGCATGCTCATCCCGATGCTGGTGCGCCCCGTCTCCGAGCGGTTCCACCAGCAGGGCGCCCTGCTCGGGCTGTGGGGCGCGGAGATGCCGGACGGGGTCAGCCACGTCCCGCCGGCGCACGAGATGATCGACCCGCTGAAGGACACCACCGCGCTGATCGCCCAGGTCCGCGCCGGCTTCGTGCCGCAGCCCGAAGCCGCCGGCGCCTTCGGCTACGATTTTCGGGCCGCGGTGGAGATGATCCGCGAGGCCAACGCCCTGCTCGACGAGGCCGGCATCTCGCTCGACACCGATCCGCGCCGCGTCGCGAAGTCCGGCGCCGCGCAGGACGCCGCGCAGATGGCCGCCGTCGAGATCGCCGCCACCGGCGCCGCGGCACCGCCCCGCGCCGAGCCAACCCCAGGAGCCCCCGCATGACCGCCGGCGCCTACGACTGGACGGACGACATGCTCAAGATCAAGAGCATGCAGAAGAAGTTCCGCGACAGCTTCAACGGGACCGAGATCAATCCGGCCCGCTGGGACGTCGCGGCCAGCGGCAGCGGCATGGCCGTCACCGTCGCGGACGGCACCGTCACCATCTCGACGGGCACGACGCTCGACGATGAGATCGTGCTGACCAGCCGCACCGCCTTTACCGTCCCGCTGCGCGTCATGGTCGCGGTGAACCTCAGCCAGCGCATCGCCGGCCAATCGGTCTGGCTCGAGCTGGTCTCGGTCGATCCGACCTCCGCCCAGCCGGATGGCCGCAGCGCCGCGGCCTGGCGGCTCGACGGCACCAGCCCGACGCTCGCGAACTACGAGGTGCAGAGCGAGGGCGCGCCGCGGCTCGCGAGTTCGTCGGGCTCGCCGATCCCGACCACCGTCCCCACCGGCTGGTCGGTGCTGGAGATCGAGCCGACCAACGACGAGTGCTGGTTCCACGGAAGGCAGCTCGACACCACCGCGGCGCGGTCGAACTCCTATGTCCGCCACCAGCAGATCCCGGAACCCAATGCGCTGTATCGCTTCCGGATCCGCGTGCGGAACCGGCAGTTCATCAACGGCATCTCCGCGGTCGCCAACAACGGCTCGGGCCTGGTGCGGATCACCCGCGCCGCGCACGGCTTCGCGACGAACGACGTGGTGACGGTCGCCGACGTCTCCGGCGTGCCGGGGGCGAACGGCACCTTCACGATCACGGTTATCGACGCCAACAGCTTCGATCTGGTCGGCTCGACCTTCTCCGGTGCCTACCTCAACACCGGCTGGGCGTCGGTCTCGCGGAACCTGGCGCCGGCGTCGAGCACCGACGTGAAGGTGCAGTTCGTCACCATCGCGGACTACGCCGAGCTCACCACCGAGATCACCGCCGGCCGCGGCCAGTCGGTCGCGGGCCAGGGGCTCGGGGTGAATGTGCTGAGCGCGCCAACGCTGACGACGGTGGGCGGCCAGGCGCGCAACACGAACGGCGCCTTGCCGGTGCTGGTGGCCACGGGCCTCTCGGCAAATCCCACAGCGGTGACCAGCGGCCGCGGCGTCGACCTGCTGGCGACGCTGATCGGCGCGCTGGTGAACAAGCCCTTCTCGATCCCGGAGGCGGATTGGCAATACGCCGGCGCCGCGGGCGGGATCACCGGCACGGCCGACGTGGTG